CCAGAACATCCCGAACAAGCTGAGTATCGGTCGTCCTGTACAGTATTTTGTAGACCGCAAGATTATTCCTGTCGTGTATGTTTGGCCGAAGCCTGACACAGACTACATTCTGGTAGTCGATAAGCTGGTGCGACTGGACGATGCTAATTCTGGCGTGAATACCATGCAGATTCCGTTCCGCTTCTATCCGTGTCTTGCTGCCGGATTGGCGTATTACATTGCAATCAAGAAGGCCCCGGACCGTATTCAGATGCTGAAGGCGATCTACGAGGAAGAGTTTGAACGTGCTGCCACGGAAGATCGTGATCGGGCATCTCTGAGATTGACGCCTTCTCGGTCCAACTATCGGCTGGGGTAACCCATGGGTCTTTTTGCAAACGGCAAATACGCCATTGCGATCTGCGACAGGTGCGGATTTCAATACGATTATCATTTGCTGGCAAAAGAGTGGAATGGTCTGAGAACCTGCACGGAGTGCTGGGAGCCGAAGCATCCTCAGTTGGACCCGATCTTTCCACCACCTGAGCCACAGGCGTTGGTTGCACCGAGACCATCTCGTATTGAGCCGATGGATGTACCAGTTGGTACTGACATTTTCCCGTTTATACAGTACAACCTGTTGCAGATGATTACGCAGGTTGGCGTTGTTGAAATTCAGGTCACGGAAAATGTATCCGTATCCGCTGAAGGATCACAGGCACTCGGTGAGTTAACAGACGTTACGGTGGAGATACTCTGATGGGTTGGACATACGCTACGTTGGTGCAAGCCATCAAGGACTACACAGAGTACGACGAGACGACATTCTCGGCGAACATCGACAACTTTATCCAGAGTGCTGAAGAACGCATCTTCTACGCCGTCGATCTTGAGGACTTCAGGAAGAATGCCACTGGCACGATGACTGCCTCAAATAAGTATCTGACAGCCCCGACAGATTTTCTGGCACCGTTTAGCTTGATGATCACGTCGTCCGGGTCAAAGGTTATCCTATTGAACAAGGATGTGGAGTATCTACAGGAGTATAACCCGACCGAGGCGACGGGTATTCCGAAGTACTACGCCTTGTTTGACAAGGACAACTTCCTGATCGCTCCTGTGCCAAACGCCGCGTTTGCTGCCGAAATCCACTATTACTACAAGCCCGCCAGCATTACGACCGGAGCAACTACATGGCTCGGGGACAATGCTATTGAAGCCCTTTTGTATGGATCTCTGGTAGAGGCTTATACGTTTATGAAGGGTGAGAACGAACTTCTTAACACGTACAATCAACGGTTTATTGAGGCTCTTACCCGTCTCAAGAACTACGGTGAAGGTCGTGAGAACGACGATGCTTATCGTGATGGTCTTATCAGAGTGAAGGCTAATTGATGTTTACGCCAGCAATGCAAACCGGAACATTTACAGTCGAGGTAGCTACTTCGGACAACGGAGGCCATCCTCCGGAGTTTTGGGCGGAACAGGCATCAAAGAGGATTGTCGATGTATCGGCTACTGCGCCGGATGTAATCCGAGGTCAAGCAATAGCATTTCAAAATCAGGTAGAACAGGTTATACTGCACTACATGAAACGTGCTATACAATGCGACAGATCCACGGTCAGTCATCTGGTGACAGAAGCTGGTCAACCACAATTAGCTGAACTTATAAGGAGGCCGTGATGGCATTTACTGGAAACTTCATGACAACATCGTTCAAGACTGAACTCTTGAGCGGTATCCACGCAATCGGCACAACGGTTGTCCGTGCTGCAACAACTGCTGACACATTCAAGTTGGCACTGTACACCGATGCGGCAACCCTTACCGCAGCAACCACGGCGTACACAACGTCTGGTGAAACGACCAATACGTCGGGTTCCGCGTATGTTGCTGGTGGCAACACGCTGACATCTGGCACAACGTCGTCTTCTGGCACGACAGCTTTTGCTGACTTTGCCGATTCTTCTTGGTCCACGGCGTCATTTACCGCTCGCGGCGCACTGTTGTACAACTCAACGCAGGCCGATAAATCGGTTGTTGTGTTGGACTTCGGTTCTGACAAAACTGCGTCGGCAGGTACATTCTCCGTTATCTTCCCAACAAACGATGCTTCTAGTGCCATTATTCGCATAGCGTGATGAGCAATGGTAGATGCAGTCGTAGCCTTTGAAGGATGGTCTAGATCCCAAGGATGGGGTCTGGGTGCGTTTGGCACGGGTGCGATTGATGTTGGGGTTGCAACTGGACAGGTTGGTTCTCTTTCTGTCACGGCTGACGCCAATGTAAACCTTACGGGTGTATCGGCCACAGGACAGGTTGGTTCTCTTTCTGTCACGGCTGACGCCAATGTAAGCCTCACTGGCGTATCGGCCACAGGTGCAGTTGGCACGGCAACTGTCACGGCTGCCGCCAATGTGGATCTCACGGGCGTATCTGCTACAGGCAATGTTGGAACAGTCTCTGTTGTAGTCAGCGTTGATGTCAGCCTTACTGGCGTATCTGCCACAGGGGGTGTTGGTTCTTTAGAAGTTCAATCTGACGCCAATGTCTCCCTGACGGGAGTTTCGGCTACGGGCCAAGTAGGCTCAGTTGATGTTGAAACCATCAACCTTGTCGATGTCACGGGCGTATCTGCAACGGGGCAGGTTGGCTCAGTATCTGTCACAGCAGGAGCAAATGTTAATGTCACAGGTGTATTTGCTACAGGCTCTGTTGGGCAGGTTCTTGTCTGGGGGCAGATTGTTCCAAACCAAACTCCTGCTTGGGTGGAAATTGGTCCGTCTCAAACTCCTGCTTGGAATGGAATTGCTCCGGGACAAGTTCCTGCGTGGGTAACGATTGCACCAAATCAAGTTCCGGGGTATAGTCCCATCACACCATCTCAGTCTCCAAACTGGACTCAGATAGCCGCCTAGAGGTTTTTGGCATGACAAGTACGTACTCAACTAATCTTAAACTTACTTTGATGGGTACTGGCGATCAGTCCGGTACGTGGGGTGACACGACTAATACGAACCTCGGTACGTTGGTCGAAGAGGCTATCGCTGGTTACACTACACAGGCACTTGCGGGTGCTGGTCCTACGGCACTGACCATCCCTGATGGCACAACGTCGGTCGGTCGTAACTATGTTATTGAGTTCACGGGTACGCCAACAGCGGGGCATACGGTAACCGTTCCTGCGGTGGATAAGCCCTATATACTGTTTAACAACACAAATATCGCCCTTATTGTTAAGGTATCTGGCCAGACAGGCTTCACGATTGCTGTCGGCAAGAAGGCCATTGCATACACAAACAGCATCGACCTTATTGAAGTTGCCAACGCTCCTGTGACAGAAGCTGGCACACAGACGCTGACAAACAAGACCCTTGGTGCCACGACAGTTACTGCGGATATCACGATGTCCGGCACGGGCCAGATCAAGGTTCCAGCAAGTACAACGGCTAACCGCAGCGGTTCACCTGCATCGGGTATGTTCCGGTTCAACACAGATGTCGTCAAGTTCGAGGGCTACAATGGCACGGCTTGGGGTACGGTCGGTGGTGGCGCGACGGGTGGCAGTTCGGACGAGATATTTTACGAGAATGGTCAAACCGTGACAGCAAACTACACGATCACCACTAGCAAGAACGCAGGAACATTTGGCCCGATCACCGTGAATAGCGGCGTCACGGTCACCGTTCCTTCTGGCAGCACATGGAGTATTGTCTAATGCCTGTAGCACTCAATGGATCAACATCTGGATCGGTAACACTTACCGCCCCTGCTATTGCCGGAACCACCACACTCACGTTTCCTGCAACAACGGGTACAATTAATGCTAGTGGCACAGCAAATGAAGTACCTGCTGGGTCCGCTGCTGCACCGAGTATTTATTCTACAGGCGACACCAACACGGGTATCTTCTTCTCGGCAGCAGACACGATTGATTTTACTGAGGGTGGTGTTGCTACTGGTCAGTTTGATTCAAGCGGAAACTTTAAGTTCAACTCCGGCTACGGCTCCGCAGCAGTTGCATACGGCTGTCGTGCGTGGGTTAACTTTGATGGCACGGGTACAGTGGCTATCCGTGGTAGCGGCAATGTTACGAGTATTACGGATAATGGCACGGGTGACTACACGATGAACTTTACGGCTGCTCTGGTAGATGTAAACTATTCCGTTGTTGGAACGGCAAAAATAGTTGGTGGTATAGGCG